TACTACCTGTCATTATTTGACCGCAACCGCTCGCTCTAATTTTGAACTCTTTAATTTCCATTTGTATTTAATTTTTGCACTGCTGCATTCAACTTTGCCTCAACTTCAATTGAAACGATATATTTACTCTTCACTTGATCCATTGTATTGCCGCCATTTAACGCCTTGATTATATTGCCCCATAACTTAACATCAGACTCTAATACTTCGGTTCTTACTTGTGCTTTCGGTGCTGTTGGTCTTACCCTTAATGCGTCCGTAAACTCTCCAAACGCTTTAATATTCTGAACAAATAATGTTATTTTCTGACCTACCCAATTTTCAATAAATGGAGTTCCTAATATGTCGGATATTGTTTTTTGATTAGTAGAGTTTAAGATTAAAGGCTTTTCGTTTTTTAAGTGAGCAACGGTCTTTTCTTCTTCTTTACCTTGCGTATCTTTCACAAACTCACGCCCAACCTTTACAATTATTACTACTTTATCGGTGTAGATTATTTTACCGTTTGCATCTTCTCCGGTCGCTAAGGAATAAGAACCGATATAATTTGGATTATCGATTTTCTTCCAATGTGTTAATTTTTCGCTCATAATTTCAAGTTTTTAATATTCTGCAATATCGCGATAATAATTTGATTTAAACATGATTTTTGTCATACTTGGCTCTAAATTTCCTCTCAAAGTCCTTTAATCCCTTGACCGCTTCGATGTATTTTTTGCCGTCGTAGTCTTGTCTGATTGACTCCTTATTGCCTGTGAGTATTCGAGAGGCTTCGGAGTAGTTGATTAGTGTTGTTGTTTTCTGTGTCATATTGATTGGTTAAAAGTTGCCTAAGAATCCGCTTAGGCTCGGGATTGTGTTTTAATTATTAAAATATTCATTACCTAACTCTTGTAAGGTTGCAGTTTTATATATGTATCTCTTCAAATCATCTATTTGCAAAGACTTACATTCTGTTGTACCGTCTGGGTAATTACAAGTTATCTTACTATTATATCCGTTGTTGTTAATGTTGAAAGTTTTCATAATTTCTAGTCGTTTAAGTTATTACACATTTCGATAAAATCACTCATTGCTATTTTATAAAGTTCAATATTATTTACAACTTGATAACCTAGACACCATGCTTGCTTAGCGGATAGGCTTAAATCGAATCCTTTATTTACTAACTGTAAGCCTCTTTTTGCAATATCGGCAGTAAAATCATTACTATTATTTGCGATAAGTTCTAATATTGTTGAACCCTCAATTGTATTATTTGAGCAGTTGCAGTCAAAGCTGTGAAATTGATTTGCGATAGTTTTAGCATTTCCACTGTTGATAATGTCTTGTGTTTTTTGATTGTTGCTTTTCATAATTTTAAGTTTTATTGTTATTGTTAAATCTTATACAACAAATATAACGCTTTTACGTACTCACTCCAAATGATTCACAACTTATTTTCAATTTATTTTTCGTTGCTATAACTAAGTTACAGCCGATTTGATTAAATTTATTCCGAAAACATGATAAAAATCATACGCAAAAGCGTCATATTTTGAGGATAGCACAAAAAAAGAGCCTCAACTATGAAGAATTGAGACTCGATTAAACTAAAACTATCAATTATGAGTTACAAAGATAATCAAATTTATTTAAGATTAAATGTCATTAGCTTTAATTTCGCTCTGAATATCAAAATCACTACTCCCAATATGATTAAGACTAGCGATCCAATCCACCAATATAATAGAAACCGATACCATCCGTTGTATTTTGGGACTATCTTGTCTTTAAATACTATCCTAGTGGCAACCTCGCTGCTATTTACTTCCGTTCGGTCAGTTACAACTATATTGTCAATTGAGTCGCTTAGATGCTCTATTTTGGCTTTCAGCTTGTGATTAGTCACAAACAATTGGGCTTTCCATGTTTCATCTTCGAAATAAATTGTATCTACGCCTTTTGATAGGTCGATTGTAGATATGAATATTAAGCTGTCTAATTGACTTGTCTTATAAACTGTGTCGATTGTTTGAGTGCGAAGCGTGTCGGTTCTGTATATTGTTTCAGTTGGACAAGTGGCGCAAATCTTAGCAACTCGTTTCTGCGATATGCAGGAAGTTAAGGAAATTGCGATAAGTGAAAGTAATATAATTTTATTTTTCATAATACAAATATACTAATTTATTTAACAATGTGATACAACAACCTCTATACAATTATCTTATCTTATTGATTTGGTTGATAATTAGACACAACAAAGTCCTTTACCCCTTGACCACTAACCCTTCTTACTTTAAGAACATTTCAAAGCAATAAGACTAATTGACCTAAGGTCTTTAGTGGTCACTAACCCACTGTTTGCAGAGCCAAAATACCCCCTTACCTGTTTTCACTAGGTATAATGACAGCACTACCTATCATTAGTTTTATATCAATATAATTACTTTGGTCAAGTCTGTGTTACTGGTAAGTAGAGCACAAATAAAGTATAGGTAATTATACAGGGTTGCAAACATTTCAACAGAACATTCTGTTATCCCATTTTTTATTTATCAGTCTCACTCATCTTTAAGTTGGTAAGGTTTGGGATTTGTCAACCTTCCTATGTAATGAGTTTCATACTTTATGGAATAAAAAAACCGTTAAGTTCTAGCTTTGACAGGCAACTCAACGGTTTAAGGTTGTATGTGATATACAATGAAAATTCTTATTTTAGTTTCGTCATGCCTGTCATAGCTAGATTGAAACTCGATGCTAAAGTAAAACAAATAATTGGATTAAACAAATCTATTTATTAACAATTACTCTGATTCTGAATACAAATCAAATATATCTTGTATTTCCTCGTCTCCTGAAAATACTGTATGTTTTTCTATTGTGTTTTGATTCTGTATATTACTTTCTATTGAGCAAGATGTGATATGTTGCTAGAATAATAATTGCGAGCAATAATTTAATTGAGTTTTTCATAATATTTATTTTTATTTATTTATTATACAATTGTGAAGCATAGCTAAACCCTTCTCTAAATCCTGCTATGTAATTATCCTTATCGGTTTGTAGATATGTTTCCGACATTATTGGCTTCATAAATCCTCGCAGCTCCTCAGCTCCATTGTAAGAGCTTTCAGCAATTCCATTTATTTCGTCTGATGCTATATCCTCTAATTTTGTGTTACTATCCATAATTTTAGTTTTTAAAGTTGCCTAAGTTCCGCTTAGGCTCGGTTTTGGTTTAAAATAAAGATGATGCATAATTAAATAAAATATTCTCTGCAACATCCCAATCAAATGTATTGTATTCACAAGTAGATAATGTATCAGTAAATTCCGATATTATTTCATCTGAGTTTATGTTTACAGTATCGTTTCCTTCTGCCTTTGCTGATGATACTGAGTTTGATAGTATGTTTTTTACTTCTTCTGTTAGTATTGAATTGTAATTTAAGTTTGTCATAACCTTTAGTTTTTGTTTGTTTGTATGATACAAATATACGGCATAAATCAACTTGAAACAATGATAAATGTCATGTTTGTGAAAATAATGTAAATAAAAAAGCAGTAACCCCGAAAGATTACCGCCATAAACCAAATTAAAACACTATGAAAAAACTCTTTATTTATTCTTTACAAATCCTTTTTTCTTTAACTTTCCTATCACTACATCGATTGCAAAGCCAATCATAAATGCGTTATGTAAATCTAATGCGTTATCTAGTACCGACGAAGATATTAGAATGAATACAGGAATTAAGATACTTGACAATGATACTCTCCATCTATTATCTACCCACCAATGTGACCAACTGAATTTTACAGGCGTGTTGTCAGACTGAGGATCGCGGCCCCAAAGGTCAATGCCTAGATAGACCGTTAAACCTAAATAAGCATAAACACAGTAGCTAAAAAATAGTACTGGCGACAATCCGTCCATTATAATTGTGATAAATTCTTTCATATTATATAAAATTAAATTGTTTCATAACTAAAAAATTGTGCATAATTTCTAACTTTCAATAGTGTTTTCTGGTGAAAATCTCCGCTTATGTTTTTACCCCATCCTGCATTAGCTCTAAATACTGACAATGTAGCATCGTTCATATTGTCAAAGTCTAATGTATGAGATGTTCCAAAACGATTAACCATATAAGCAACACAGCAAGCCGCAGCGACACCAACACTAGATAATAAAGAGTCTGGATCTTCAACAATGTTAATATGATTAAATCCATTATTGCTTATAATCTTTTGAATTGCCGTATAATTAGCCTTGAAAGTCAATTGATTTAATCCACGACCTCGATACTTATACCCCTCGTGTAAATCATTGTCATACATATTACCATAAACCACATCAAAAAAGTCTTTTGGACTAGCCTTGAGCGTGTTTAATTCTAATTCTGTGTATTTAGATACTCTCCATGTAAAAACGGCTCTAATGTTTGCATTTGGCGTATTACAATACGGTATTTCTGATTTGATCTTAAAGCTACTTTCCTTCCAAACTACCGATAATATTGCAATCCTAGCAAACTTATTGAATATCTTAAATCTGTCCATTGCATCCTCAAGATGTCGGACTATTTCAATCTGTTCGTAAGTTAGTCCCGAATTAGCCAATACCTTAACTCGCTGCATTGATTCAATGTTTATAGGTTCTATGTTTGCTTCCATAATGTAAAGATACTATTTATTTTCTAAACAATGGATTCTTTTGTCGTGCCCTTTCAATCTACCCTCAACTACTTCGTGGCGAACCTTATCAACTTCAACCGTAGTTAGTAGAACGTGTACCGTTGTCTCTAAAGTGTTAACGCTCTGATGCACTTGTTTTAAAAAGTACCCAATCATCCCCAACAATAAAGCAATTACACTTCCCGACACTCCCAATAGTACTTCAATCATGATTTAATTTATTTTCGTTAATTCTAATGTTTCAATATCTTCAATTTCATCCACCTCAATGTAATACTCACTCTTATCTGGTCTTGCCACTCCTGTTGAATAGTCCACGCCTAAATGTATTTCACTTCCGAAGATTAACCCGTCAATAATCCTTTGAAATACTTTACCTTCTTTTGCTGTTATTTTCATAATATTACATTTCTGATTCTGGATAAATATACTCTGCGTATGTTATCCAATTAGTTGCAGTCTTGTAAGCTGTTACACTTGCGTCTGGAACATAAATTCTAGCTATTTTGTTTATCCCTGTAAAAGCGTTAATATTAACTAGTGTTGGAGGTGTTGTCGATTCAAAATGATATGAAACTAACGCATAGCAATTCAGAAAAGCGTAGCTCCCGACACTGAGCATACTATCTGGAACTACAACTAAAGGCAAAGCGTAGCACCTTGCAAATGCAGCAACGTCAAGTAGAGTTGTGCTGGCTAGACTTCCAGTCGAAGTCAAAGAACAACACTCATAGAATGCACGGTCCCCTATACTTTCAACGGCTGATACACCTATGATTAATGCTAACGAGTAGCACTGATAAAAAGCACGTAAACCTATAAAGATAACACTATTTGGCACTACAACAATGATTAAGGAATAACACGTGCCAAAAGTGGAAGTTCGGATACTTAGTATGCTATTGGGAAGTACGATTGAAACTAGCGAATAACAAGTAGAAAAAGCATTAAAATCTAATGAAAGTATATTATTACTCAAATAACATTTTGTTAGACAACTATTATAGTTTACATTGTTTCCAAAAACATAAGAAGATAGCCTGTAATTACCTACACATTCAATGCTAACTTGATAGTATCCAATTGTATAATCATTTACTTTTGATAGAGTAACAATGCCGCTTGCTGAGGTTGTCGCCGTCTCCCCGTCCCCCCAAGTGACGATCATAAGGTCGGTTGTAGCTTTGTTTAATGTAATTGATGGAGTTTTACCTGTTATCCTTGTGATTGACATAAATAAGTATGTCTTGTCATCCGTAGTCTTGTAAATCAGTCCTACGTCTGTATCTTGTTGTATGTTAGTATAATCAACATTGCAGCCTACGAATGTAAGTAAATCTCTATCTACTAATGTTGGAAGAATCGCATCATTTCCAGCATCTACGTATTGAGTGTAAATAGTTCCTTCATCATCAATAAATCTAACAAGATAATCTCCTGTTGTTGGTTCAGGTACTGATGATATTCCTGTTAAATTTGCATATCCCATTATTTCGTAATATCTAAAGGCACAACTATATCCACAGTCGGAGTAGTTATGCAGGTGAATACTATTTCATCCGTTCCGTTAATTCCTACTATGTCGGCAGCTGAATACAAGTCTCTATTAACTCGGCTCATGGTTGGAACTACTTGCGAGTTTGGTGTGATTCCGATAAGTGCTATTGTTTGTGAATTAGCTGACCAATCGGCAACGACTAGGGTTATGGTTTGATTTGTTAGTAGTAGCTTGTTTTTAATGTAATCAACCTCCGTATTGTCTGTTTGCGTGTAGTCTGATTGGATTTGATCCACACCACCACCGTCAGAAGTGCAACCAGATGTAAATATTGTTATCTTTAATTCAGTAGGATTTATCTCTATGTTTAATGGTGTGATTGTAATTTCCATTATTTTATATTTATAAATTTCTCAACAGTTTCGATAATCTCATCCCCTGACGTGTATGTGAATTTTATTTTCATATTATATATATCTGGTTGAGTAGAATCCAATATTGTAACATCTTTGGTTAATTTAACATTCCATCCAGTCCCTGCTGAATTTACAGTAACGCCACTCGCAAAATTCAATACAGCTATTGCGTCTGATTCCGTTCCGCTTGATGGGATATACTTAAATTCAACGTCCGAAAAAATAGAAAGACTATCAACGTCAGGAACTACACTAATTATAAAGTCAGAACCTTTTTCAACCTTTTGTGTTTTATTTATTATCATATTAGTCTCCTACTGATGTTATTATAAATTTATTCGGTGCCGAAACTATCGTATTATCGTTATATTCGTCAGGGTCTAACACTACTATTGCTGCAATTAACTGACTTTCGTACTGCTGCAGCTTGTCAATTATAGAATTTATCTTGTTCTTCTTATCTCGATATTCAACAGAACTGGTATAATCTGATTCTCTTTGATGGATACCGTTCTTATTAACTAAGATATTGCCATTTTCAACGTATTCTTTGCTGATATGATACGATAAGCATTTTTTAATTAAGGTCAATAAGCTAGTATAAGACCCTGTAATAATAACATCAACTAAATCACCACCGATTAGACCATTTAAGTACGTCTCTTCCGCTGCTTGTTCTATCTTATTAAAGTTGGTTGAATCGCTATTGTCGTGGAATACGATAATTTCTTTAAATTCTGGATATGTTAATAGTGCTTTTGCCATTTTTATTGATTTATGTCTAACATTCTGTTCGCATCTTCTGTTGGAATTCCAAATAATACATCCAATATACCAACCTTCTGAGTAGGTGTCAATGTAGTATCAGTTAATACTGCTTGCATCGCTGATGTTCCACCAACTCCAAGCGTTACGGCTAATGGCTCTCCACCTATTTCCTCATCGTCGTAATCTAAATATGTTAACGGTTCTATTTCGTAAACAACCCCTGAAGGAACGCCCTTAAATCCTGTAAATAAATCCATAAACACCTCTTCGAAAGTCTGTCTATCTCTCGAAGTAACCTTGTTATAGTAATTGTAAAAAGCCTCCATTATTTCAGTACTGAAACCCGTTGCAACTGGGTCATGAAAAATCTTTGGTTGCTTATATACACCTCTTATTGAATCCTTTACGCTTCCTTCTGTAAATTCAAATATCTTGTCAAAATCTTGTATGTCGAATTTCTGCAAATCAAACGCAACCGATTTTCCTTCGCTGTCTTTCAAATCATTCTCAACTACTACTATTTTACCTGTATTTTCTGCTGATTGGAAATTATTTAAGCTAGTAGTAAAGGCAACTCTTAGTTTAGCCGCTTCGGATCGTCTTTCTTTTGCGTCCGTAATGCTTGCATCTACTAATGATTCAAACGTATAAGGCAATTGCAACATGTGTGAAGCCATGAAGTTTGTCGAAGTGTTCGCATTCTTACCTTTCTTTATTGCGATATCTGTTAGCACATCCTCTAATACGGAATGAAACTTAGCGTGGGGATACTTAACCTCTCCATTTTTACCAAAGTATAGTATTTGCCCGTTCCAATTTTCAATACCATCTACAGCCGTTATTTGAGCCGCTATGTCTTTTTTAGATGGATTATAAACGTCATATTCTTTTATGTCCTTAGCTTCTATTCTCTTTGCGCTCCAATCTTTGTAGTATTTAATCTTAACGATACGTCCAAAATCATCAGCATAAGCAAGTCTACAGTTTTCAAAATCAACAGGAACGATGCCGACTTTTTCCATTAGGCTATTATATACAATCTTAACTGCAAATCCTTCGTGTATAGAAAAATCCTTTTGAATTCTGCGTAACAGTTGATCGACCCTTAGCCCGTAAATATTGACTTTCATTTTCCAAAAGTCAGTATTTTCAACCATTCCTTTGCCGAAAATAAAATCTAAATAAGTTGTCCAACATTTGAATAGCGTTCCAGAATTATCAGAAAGAACGGCATTGTTATTCGGGTAGAGATTGTCCGTTCCGTAATTATAGATACCGAACTTTCTGTTTTCTGTTTTTATCACCAACGGATCAACTGTTGAATATGTTAAACTCATTATGCTTTATTTATTTCGTCGATTATATCTTGCTTGCGTCTTGATGTGATTCCTATATTATTTAATTTTGCGTATTCTTTCAACTCTTTAATGCTGGAATTTTGAAAGTCAATCTTAATAACTTCGTCTAATTCCTGAATCTCGTCAATCGTTTCTTCTTGCGTAAATAATTCGCTTTCGCTTAGAGTTTCATCTAGGAAAAATTCCCCTACCGATTCATCCTCTAAAATTACAGCCTCTTCTAGGTCCTCAGATTGTACGTAATACTCAAAGTGTCCTATTCCATACATATTGTGAATTCTAGTACAAATCTCATTCGTTAGATGTTTAGATTTGTTCGAATAATAAACATTGTCTATCAATGCTATCTTACCGTCTTTCAATTTGCTTGTTAATTTCATTCTGTTTAGTATTTGTGTTTCATTTAGTACTTTTAATTCTGCAAACTTTTCTATAAACGTCATGGCACACCCGTTTAATTGTGGCTTTATTTGAAATATCCTAATATACCACTTTATTAAATCACTGTACATGGTTGGATGATTCTTTTTTATGTGTTTATCTTTTTGTCTTAGAAATGCAGCCGAAGTATTTTTGATTATTCTAGTGGTGTTCTGAACAAAGATATTATATTGTTGTATTTCTGTCATAGTTAAGTATTTCTTGCAAATTACAACATTTATTTACCTTAATGTTTATATATATATTTATAATTATATGCTTATAGGTACGAAAAAAGGGGCTATTAACCCCTTAAATTTATGTAGTATATTCTTATTATGCTGTATCAGCAATCAATAACGCCTCAACTGCTGCTTTTGTAACCGCAGGGCTAGTAAGGTAGAAGTTAGCTACTCTGTGTGGTTCTTCAAAATCAGCAACTGAAAACAACTCTAATGTGTAAATCGCTTTACCATCGGTTGATTCTGCTAATCGTAGGAATAAGCCGCAATCTTTACCAAGTACCGCGTAACGACTATTTCCGCCTGTGCCTGTGTAATTCTGTTTAAGAATCACAACAACCCCTTCAACTTCGTTTGCTAGGTTTTCAAGTTCCTTTTTGATTACCGGTGTTGCTCCGTAAATCATAAACGGGATTCCATGCAAGTATCTAGTTCCTGAATCATCCTTAACCATCTGATCCGTTAAAGTCCTTAATTTTCCATTACCAGTGTACTTGTATCCTCTTTCGCCTGATTCTAATTCAATGTCTTCTACTATTAAATGATTAGTTGCATTGATTGTTACACCTCCGTCAACTATACTTCTACGTGGGATGACTATTATCTCGTCTTGCACCCCCGCAATCGGAGGAGTAGTGCAATCATATATAATGTCATTTTCTATTTCACAAGATTCCATATTATTTATTTTTTAAAGTTAATGTTAAATACCTACCATTACTAAACTATCCTCTAAGAATAATGCGTCAATCATATCTCTTAGTTTAATATAAACTGTATCAGTTTCTTCACTAAAGATTGATTTAAACGTACCCCATGTAGATGTTGAAGGAACACCAACTAATGCGTTGGTTTTCGCATAACATAAAATTCTATATGGTTGATTCCAAGCTACGCCAGAATCTTCATATTCAGTAATTATATCATCCCATTCTGGAACTGCCATAAATGGAATACCGTTGATTTTAATTGAGAATAAACCATTCTCTAAATCCGTTCTCATTGACTCTAGTTCGAATGATTGGAAATTCTGAATTAACTTATCAAAGAAAGCCTGTGTGCAATATGCAATATAACCATCTTTAACCATCTTTGTTCTCATCTTCAATGGTGCGCTAGTATAGATTGCCTTTGCTGTAATAAGTGCCTTTGCAGGTGTGTATGTAGAATCCTGTAAAGCATAACTTACTGCTGTATTTTCTGTGATGGTTACTCTTTGACCAGTAGCAGCAGCGATAATAGTTCTTGAACGCTTAAATAAACCGTCAATCATATTAACGTAGTCTAAATCAACTCCGTCTGTTATTGTTCCTGCTGGACTATCTGAGAAATTAGCAGCGTCTTTGTCTGCAAAGAATATGATTCTCCAAAACATTTTATTGATTGCAACATCTAAAGCCTCTTCGAACAAGTCCATGTATTCAGTACCTGTTAAGTCTAGCTTGTCGACACCTTTTTTAACTGAAAGTTCAGCAATTGTACCCTCTATGTCATTCTCGCATAATACCATCTTAGTATCATAAGATTTTGGATCCCATGTTTTCTCTGTTGTTGGTATTGATCCTGTGATTGTATTATAGGTACATCCAGTTGTAGCTGATGTTTTACCAACCGCTGTTAATGCTCCTAAAAACCCAATCTTTTTTGCTACTGAAACATCGCCCATAATTGAAACCATGCTAGATAGCATTCCGTAATCAAGAGCATCTGTCTTAATTAAATCACCCATGCTGGTTACCGCTAATGGGATAACTGCTGTTAGTGTGCTAAAATCTATTTTACTATTTGCCATTTCTTTAAATTTTTAAATTATTATTTCTTTGATTTCTTTTCTTTTTTAGCGTCTTTCTTCGCTTGGATGTGAGCCTGTATCTCATCATTAGTGCTTACCTCTGCTGGTTTTTCAACCCTACTAGAGAAATCGTGCGTTCCATCTTCTTTCTTATAATTAGATGTGATACTTTCCAACCCTGCAAATTTAGCCTCCAATCCTACAACCTTAGCTTCAACCGCTTCGAGTTCCACAACCTTAGCGTCTAAGCCTGTTTTACTTGCTGTTAGTTCCGCAATCTGAGTTTTCAAACTTTCATTTTCAACTTTCAATGCTTCCATATCTTCGTCTGGATTTTCAACTGGTTCAATCTCTGTTAAAGAATCAACCTTACTATCAACTACCACAACTGTCCATTTCTTATCGTTGTAATCAACTGTGAATGTTCCCTCTGTGTGGCTTGTAACATCAACACCAACCTCTAACACGTCGCCTGTAATTTCAAGCGTTTCTCCTTCGTCTGTGTTAATTGTTAAGGCTTTGATCTTACCTAGTAACTTGTCTAATCCTTTTTGCAACGAGGCTGTGATTTTCTCTAAGCCCGTAAGTTTTCCTTCAATTTCTTCTGTTTTCATTTCTTCATTTTTTGTTAATATTTCCTTTTCCTTACTATTAGCGTAGAATTTCGCAGCCACTTTATAATTAAATGGTTCAACTGATTCTGTGATAGTTTCTTTTATCTCTTGGATGATACCTAATGACTTTGCCGTTACGCTTGTAATCATTTCGTCTTTATCCATTAAGGTAATAATTGTATTTTTATCTATTCCAAGAACTTCGGAATATATCTTAGCCATCTCGTTTTTCTCTTCCGCAACTGATGTTTTTAGATAATCCAATTCTTGTTCGGACAATCCAAACATAGCATCAAAAAAGCTAGGTGCAAACTTTGGGGAGTGCATCAAAAATTCTGTATCTTGATTTTGCGCTGTTCGTTTTTGTCCTGCTAGATAAGCTGTGAACATAGCAGAGCAAACGTATTCCACAGCATTTGTATTAACAGGAAATTCGAGCGACTTGAAATAAGCATATAAGTCTCTTCCTGTTTCACTACAACCTCCAAAAGAAGTCATATCAATATTAAGTTCTGTGATTGTTTCTTTATTTCGAAGGTCTTGAATTGATGCAACGACACCATACATCGTAATATCTACGCCAACTTCACCGTCTAATTTTAAATATGCCATGTTGTACTATTTATAATTAGTACAAATTACAACATAATTAAGGGTGTGCGTTTGTATTTATTTATATAATTGTTTTTAGTGTCCTTACTGCTTCCATAATCGTTTGTGCGCCTATACCGCAGTCCATACTAGCCCACTCATAAGCGTCCATTTTCGAAGCTCTACGCCTAATGTAATAATCGTATTGCATGTAATATTCATTGTACTTTAGGATAGTATCAATCGAGTATCTACCGCAACCTAGTTTCTGAATCTTTAAAAGTGTTTCAATCATAATTTAATATCCTAAAAACAGTTTATTTATAAAATTGGTTTGTATCTGGCAATCATTTTTACAATTATCATAAATATAATTATCTCCAACTTCAATTGCCTTATGTTGCAACCATCCTTCTTTATGTGCGATTACAATTATTTTCAATCCTTCTTTTTTTGCTAGATAAGAAATATAAATATCCCCCATATTTGCATACTTAATAGACTTATAAAAATTGTTTATTGGAAGTAAATCTCTTTTAAATAAACATGTTCCTGCTCCTAAAATATCGACCTCAACATCATTATTGACATCTCGCATACAATGGTAAACCCTATTGGCGTGTTTGTAATAATTTACCGCTTTAGTTTTCTTTAATGTTCGACCATGACAAGATACGATAGTATTGTATTTGTTTACTGATTCAATCAATACACTTAGATAATTTGGAGGGTAGATTATATCGTCATCGCATATCGAAATATATTTAGACATCCCCATGCCTGTAAACTTAAATCGTTCATCGCAGCCCTTTAGATTATCGCCTTTAATTAGCGCAACCTTTGCATTGTATTTAGTGTTAATCCTAATCGCTTCTATTTGAATATCTGTATAATTGTTGCATACTGCTGTTATTGTTCCACATTCTGGATTTAATAACAAGCTGTTTATTGTTGTAGCCAAATGACCATTGCGCCAAAGTGAGGCAATATAAATGTCCGTGTTCATATTCTTTTAATTTTAAATTCTGCAATTTTCTGCTCAATAAATTCCTTATCGTCTTCGTGTAAATACATCTTTAGCGGATCTAATTCTCTAATTTGGTTTTTATATAGATGTTGCTTTCTCCAGTCTTCATGCATAACTGTTTTAATGTTTCCGATATGCTCGCAGAGTGCGTAAACCGTCTGTAGTGATGGCTTAGGTCCGAACTTACACGCATAATAAGTAATTAGTTCATGGGCGCACCCTGTGCCCCTTAGATTGTTTCTTCTTACTGATGCTTGTGGCTCTCCAAGTTTTAATCCTTTCATAAACTTAGGTAGTGCAATAAAGCAACAATCAACCCAACCCGAAGTAAAATATTGAATACCGTCTATATTTTCAATCTTTTTTGTTAATGTGTAATCAACATAGTGCTTATTTACCGTAAAGAAGTTAATCATCGGATAACGACTCGTAGGCATTTTGATACAACGGTTAAAAAAGTCATCGACCAAGATAATATCATCAGGTAGACAAATAAAATAATCATACTCTTTATTTTGTGCATAGTCGTAACTCTTATTTAATAGCTTCCAGTATTTCCACTTACCTAAATTCTTATTTGTAGTCAAGAATTTCCATCCGTTCGACTTGCAAAACTTAATACTATCGGAATAGTCCGAATTGCATTTGTCATGAAATACAACCACGTTAATCTTATGCTCGCCTTGTTGCTCCTTAATCTGTTGGAGTAAGTAAAAGCACCACTCGGGACGCTTGAAAGTTGTTATGTGAAGTTGGATTGTCATTTAGTCGTTGATTTTCTTTTTCATAGTTTTATTTTTTTAGTTAAATAATGTAGTTAACCACCAAATGTAAACCCACGTTGTAAGTCCACAAGATATAAATGCCCCCGTAATCCCTAATAGGCTTTTATTTTCCTTTTTGTTTTCCTTTTCGGCTACTCTTACGATTCCCACCAATCCTTCAAATACCGCCAACCCAAAAATAATAATTGCAAATACTTTCATAGTTTTATATTTATAGTTTATCCTACAAATATAAACAATTAAATTGAATTAGCAATACTAGCCCTTCGGTTTTCTCTTGACACTCCTGCGTTTATATCTTCAACTGTTACAACTATTGGTCTAGTATCTGCTTTGAATTCTCCATTGCTTGACGTTCCTGTTTCGGAGAATCCCACAGCCCCACCATTAAAGTACTGCCCGAACGTTGGACTTGTTGGACGCATAGACTCAACAATCTTAATACCGCCTGACAACGCAACATCTCGCTTACTCCAAACGTCCTCACCTTTATGTACCGTTCCAGCTTCGTCATATTTTCCACCATCACCAGTATATCCACCATCTGCAAATCCTGCGATTTTAGAAGCGTTCGTAGCTACTAATGCCGCTTGCGCAACTCCCGTTCCGATTATACCTGCAATCAATGCAACGCCTAGAGGTGTTATTGCTCCAACTCCACCAAGTTCAGCAACTGTTTCACTTACCGCTTGCTGTGTGTTTATTCCTATTTCAGCGATTGATATTGCCGCTTGTGCTGCTGCGTATTTCTTTCTTATCTCTTTTTGCTTCTCTTCGTTCCCTTCGTTTTGCGCTAACTCGTAATCTAACGACGCTTGTAGTAAATCTCCTGCAACTTTAATAGATTGCTCTAAAAGGAATTTCTTTTTATCGGCTGCGACTTGATCGGCTGCGATTCCAGCCTCAATAGCCTCTAAGTCCATCTCAGTTTTCTTGGCTGCTGTTTCTTCTTGGTCCTTCAAGAACTCTGCGTTTGCTTCTTTATTTAGGTCCTCTTTAGTTTTTAGATAATTATCTACATTAACAATATCGGCATCATAGGAATCAAGATAAGCGTCCGTAGTGTCATCTATTTGTTCGATTTGTTGATAAGATGCTGCTTGTAATCCCTTTTGCAGTTCTTTGAGTTTTTCAATCTCACCTCTAGTATATCCACCCTCTGAAAAGAAAGTGTCAGTGGCTTTCATTATGTCCTCTAAACGCTGTACTTCGATTGCTCGTTGCTCGTTTATGTCAGTTGTTAACTGTTTGTTTTTCTTTGCCTCTTGGTTTATAGCAAATTGAACCTTTGCAAATGCTTGGTATTTCTTGTTATTCTCTTCTAGTGCTTTTGCTGCTGCCGCTTCAGCTTTGTGGAATGCGTCTAAATCGTCTTTAAGTTTATTGAACTTAGTGCCTAGAATTCCTGTTTTTTCTGTCACATCCTCCAAGTCCTTACTTAGATTACTAAAGTCAACACCTGCATTATTTGCCGCCTTTGCCGCCGCCGCTGTACTATCCGAAGTGCCACCCATTGCGTCGGTTAATTTGTCTGTCAATCCTAGCAAGTCTGTAATTGGCGAAACTAGATTTATTATTGCCTCTCTGTAAAATCCTAATACGTCGTTAATTCCTTTCTTACCCAACATCACATCAATCCAGAATCCAATACTACTAATTACTGTTTCAATAACTTCCCAAACTGCGCGCATTGGCACCTGCAATGCTTTTATAATCCACATAAGCACGTCAAATATTAACGTGAGCGTATCGCCTTTATCTCCTGCGAATCCCATAGATTGAGCAACACTATTAAAGATATTAAACATTTCTTCAAATGGCTTGATAATTAAACCCGCTTGCTCTTTCATTTGTTCGATATACTTTGTAATAAATCCAGTTTTTTCAAATATTTTAATTATCTTTTTTATAGAATCAACTATATTACCTCCCTCTTCTGCATCAAACAGTCCTGTTAATATCTGACCTCCGATTGCTTCTTGCAAATCTCCGTAGGCGTTTTTCATTTGATCTATACGCCCTCTATATGACTCCGCGTTCTTTTGAGCCATATCCCAACCCCTTGCGGCACCTTCGGTTAGTATGGCTTGCTTTTCTGCTGCTGTGTTAGCCTCTTTTAGTGCTGGAATATATCTTTGTAGCTGAGTATAATCTCCTTCTCTTGCAAGAGCAAGACCCTTTATTGCTGTTTCTTGGGTTAACCCAAACTCTATGAATTGAGTACTAAGAGAGATTGAATCCCTTACAGTATCATTAACAGCGTCGTTAGTCGTACCCATATTCGAAGCAAGTACCGCAAGTTTTTGATATTGCTCATTACCTACCGTTGTTAAATCCTGCGTTGCATCCGCTGCGGCGTTTATTGAATCCGCGAAATCTCCGAAAGTATTGGTAACTTTGAGGCTTACATCTTCCTGAACTAAGAAAGCATCTACCGAAGCGCCGACCGCACTAGATAGCATTCTAAATGCCATTATCGCAGCACCTGCAGCCGCAACCGCAGCACCCATTATTTTAGGGTATTTTCCTACGTTACCCTGATGTCTACCAACTGATGCATTATTTTTCTTAACCGCTGCGTCCATCTTTTGAATCGAACCAGTCATTCTGTTATATTCGGCTCTACCTTTTGCAGTAGTTTTATCTACCCTTTGCCTAAGGTTTATTTGCGCTCGCAATTTAGCTGCCAAGTCTGCATCTGTTTTGACTTCCTTGTTTGCCGCTGCAACCAATGCAAGTGTTTTTTGTCGCTGCTTTTCAATTACGTTAAGTGCTTTTTGTCGCTCTTTTTCTTGTGTTTTTAATACTTTAGTCGCATCCTTCTGGCTCTGCTTTAATGTAGATAATACCTTAACCTCTTTCTTGTACGTTTCGGTTTCGGTTTGCTTCTGCTTAACCATGCGTTTAGTAATCTCAGTAGACTCTTTAATTGACTTATTCAATTCGTCAACATGTTTTCTAGCTGATTCTGTCTTTACGTCTAATTCTAATATTATCTTTTTATCTGCCATTATAATTTTATTAAGTCAATCCCTACTGGTTTACCCGAAACGTAATCTTTAATTATCTGTATCATAAAATAAGAGCCTTCTTGTTGAATGAAAACAGGCTCTAACAAATCTATACTCTTAAATATCTCATCGCTTAGTAAACAACTCGATTGTACTGCTGTGAAGTTATCCATCATTGCCTTGTACTCGACATATTCAGAATCTATTATGCTCTGGAAATTATCAACATCTGACCAATAAGCAATGTATTTCTCGGTTGTTGAATCCGTATCTAATCCTGCGGTAAAATATAACGCTGTAAATTCTTCTTTTTTAAGCCTGTATATTCTAGATCCGACATCTTCTAAATCTTCATTCCATATCTTAATAGTTGGAAACCTGCCTATTGTAATATTATTCCACAATTCATTTTTAGAAGCAGAAAACGGAGCTTTATAAAACTCGTTAAGTGGAGTTAGTGTATTGTCAGCAACCGTTAAAATCCCTTTGCCTACATTGCCTAAACCCTCGTAGTTGTCATAAATCAAATCATTCTCCTGTGACAGTTCGGAATGATAAGAAGCTATATTGGTGCTTTCGGTTATCTCTGAAATATCAAGTGCATCACCTACGTTATTAGATAAGTCGCTAAACTTTTTGAACCTTATCTTCCTAGTGCCATCCTCGATATCCATTAGGTAGCATTTCTTTGCAGCGATATATTTAAGTAGGTCTATTTGCTTAATCTCTGGTAGTGTCTTTTCTATTGGCCATGTATCATTGAACTCAATAATCTGTGGTATAAATGAGATTATAGACTCTTGATTTACATATTGCTCTGAACTGAATGTTGTGAATGATTCTGCGCCACTACTTAGATGCACATCCGACAATACGTTAAATCTAATCCTATCACCTGCTGTGAAATACTTTCTAAGCGTGTATTGGTTCAAAAATACAGCTCCTGATGATCCAGTTCCTAACACACTGTCGATTTCGTTAAATTCCTCATAGTTATATCCGCCTGATTGGACTTCTAAAAAGGTTAGGTCGCTCCACAATCCAAGTGCACTATCGTAAAAATCAACTGCAATTATAATATCTATCTTAATCGGAACATCTATTGTTGGCGGAGGTCCTAATGTGTTAAATACAAATCTATTTATTAGAGTGGTTGAATACTCAAACGTTCCTGTTTCTTCGACTATTATTTCTTCAATGATTGGACCGCCTCCGTATTGATGGTCTCCAAATGCAAATGGAGAATCACTATTGCTTGATAGTAGCCTATCTGCATCTATACTTTGATTTATATCTTCTGACGTTAAATATTCTTTTGTGATTGTAGGAATATAAGAATCTTCGTCAACTGTCGGACTTAAATAATCCTCAACTATATTGCCCGTAAATTCAATATCGTTATCAGATTGTATTTGTTCTAATATTCTGGATAATGAAACCATAGGCATAACCCTAGCCGCATATAATGGAATGGACGCCGTTCCCTCTCTTAGCTCTTCCGTTTCATGTGTATTTAATACCGGATAAATCAAATCATCACTACCAACATTTAAAGCTGTCACATTGTCCATATTCCAGACATGGGTTAAATCGTCAAGATCCAAATCTCGCAAAGTCTTATCGCCAAGTATAGCAACCAAATCAATATTGCCCCAGTATGTAGTGAATTCAAAACTATCAACTGAGTTTAATAATTTGCCTTGACCTTGCGATATTATTTCTTCGTACTCTTGAATATACTTAACATCATGAAAGTTCCGTATATCCGTAGAGTAAGCCGCAATATCGTCAGCATCCTCAAAGATACCTTTGTTTGTATCTGACAATGGCAACTTAATTGTATTGCTTAAATTCGACCTCTTATTCTGAAAATCAAATATATTATTACTTTGTTTAGTTAAAGCAATTACTGTATCATCTGGCAAATCTGCAACTACTCCGTTGATAATTAGTTTTCTCATTTAATATACTTCTTTGGTAGTATTATTTCAATTGTGATTTTCCCAAATGGATTGTATTTTTTAACATTGAAATTAACAACTCTAATGTCTATCTGATAAAACACACCCAGCACATACATTTCTATCTGTCTGCTTCGCATAAGCTGCTTGAATCCTTCGGCATTATCTTTATCGAACTCAGCATAAGCTGTGATTGATTCAGCGTAGGATTTTTGCGTAACTTCAAAGTTAGATGTAGTGTTTAATAAATCATCAACGTACTTTTCAAAGTATATCGCATCTCCTATTTCTGGATTTTCAGCTATATTGCCTTTGAAATACCATTGGTCCACTGCTCCCGAATCGTTTTCCCATCTTAAAAAGATACCATCACCGCAGGACTCATCTACGGTGAATGGTAATACTTCTGTTAATACTATTGTTGTCATAATTATTTTACTTTAAATGCTGATACTGGGAAATGATCGTTCACTACCGTGCAATTCTTATCAGCTTCGATGTATATTTTTACGGAATCATTAGGATTTAACACTACTAATCCACTAGCTCCACTCATTGGGTACTTCTCGCCTGCTGTTTTACAAAATACGACTCCTGTAAATTGTTCATCTAATACATCGTTAATATAGATGTATGTATGTACTGTTGTTGATACCGTTGATGTTGTAGATACCGCATTATAAGATATATACATTGTTGTTGCATTTGTTCCTATGTAAACAAGGGTATCACCGTTTAATTCAAAATCTACTGTATTGGTGTTTACGAATTGGTTTGTATTTCCATCACCTAAGTACTTCGGAACTCCTGTTAATAGTGTGGTTGAAAGTGTGCTATCTTCTGGAATGTAAGCCGATATTGTAGGGAATGAACCTGAAAAGTCAACATCCCCTGTTACTGTCAAATCTCCGTCAATTGTCCAGTCTCCTATTGCTGTTGTGTTTCCTGATTTGAGCATTACTAAGGCGTTTGACTTACTCCCTGCACTTGTTCCGTTTCCAATACCAAAAAGCCAATCTGATAATTGGTATGTGGTTGCTGATGTTGGTGTAACTGTGTCAGGATATATGCCTATTACGGTTTCAGCGTATGAATTTGCTGTGGAGGAATACCCACTTGCTGTGGAATAATTCCCGCTTGCTGTGGAATAATTCCCGCTTGCTGTGGAATAAGTCCCACTTGCTGTGGAATAAGTCCCACTTGCTGTGGAGGAATACCCGCTTGCTGTGGAAAAATACCCACTTGCTGTGGAATAAGTCCCACTTGCTGTGGAATAATTCCCGCTTGCTGTGGAATAATTCCCGCTTGCTGTGGAAAAATACCCGCTTGCTGTGGAATAAGCACCACTTGCAACACTCTGATACCCTAAGCTTGTTGCATACTCACCGCTTGCTGTGGAATAATATCCAAAACTAAATGCACCTGTTCCGCTTGCTATACTTCCATTACCGCCTGCAAACGAATTTAAACCGCTTGCTACTGTGCTTATTCCCGTTGCTATAGATAAAATTCCCGTTGCTGCATTCTGGCCACCGTTTAAATTGCCACCTAATACCATTGAGCCCCAACCCTTAATCCCCGAGCGATAACCGAAAGTGTATGCGCCACCACCTTCATACTTTGCAGAAACAGGACTTAGCCAACCTACACCATCAGATATTACAAACTGTCCTGTTGAACCTGAGACCGAATCTAATACAGGAATATCTGCTGTCATACCTTCGACCATGTAAGCCTTGATTGTGTCCATCCGTACTGCCTTAACTATCAACTCTCCGTTCTTTTGAATAATTGTATAGTCTGCATCTCCTACTGTTGTTGATTCTGTTAATCCTGATGGTAGTTTGTTTTCTGTATATTGACCAAACAACATAACACTAATTAGAACCGTTCCAAATAATAATAATAATCTTTTCATTTTATATTCCTTTTATAATTAAATTTTCTACTGATGCCATATTGAGGCTGTCCTTATCTCCAAATCCTATAAACCAAGCATGCCTAAATCCTTGCGTATCTTCTAATTCTGCGTAGTCGTGTGAATCCTCAGCACCTACAATATTTACATCAAAGCATAAATAAACAAAGTTAGTGTTGTGTTTGAGTGTTTGAGTTGAAACCTTACCTTTGATTTCTTGACCGCAAATGCTCGCTGTAAAATCCTTTCCATGCCACCGCTTTACGTATTTAGCTTTTAACTTGTCTCTCATAAACTTGTAATTCGAGGACATTAAGCAATATCCCTCATAAGCCATTATAGAGCCTATAATAATAAATACTATCTTAAATTCAATTAAGCCTATCCATGCTAATAGTAATCCCACTATCAGCCCTCCTGTAATAATTCCAATTCTTTCTTTCATATTATTGTTGTATATTTAGTTCGTGTCCTGCGTTATCTATATTTAATGCGTGCCCTGCGGCGTCAATAGCTAGACTGAATTCACCTGCTGCTATCCCTGTTACCAATGAAACGTTAAATGCTCGTACCCCTGTTGAGTTGCTTACTTTCATTTTATAAATTCCATGCCCTGCGATATTCATTAGCGTATCTGATGTTAACCCTCCATGCTCGTACCTGTAATATATTGTACTTGCATTTTCCCCTATTGCTGACATTAGTGTGTAAGGAAACGCAGAAAAGAATACAGGTTTTTTGAATGCTGTTAGAAAACTCGCAGTACTATTGATTACTCCATTGTTATAAACTTCATAATCTACTAATCTATTGTCGCTTCCTATCTGTTCAATTGATTTAACCGCAATGTAAGACGATCCTAATAATTCAATCTCAACGCTAGTATTTATATCCTTGCAAGTAATACCCTCTAAATATAAGGCTGCTCCAAATTGCTTTTCATTATGTATGGTTTCGTCTATGTCGTAACGTTTAGCGAACAAGGACCGTATTAAACCATTTATATACACTCTTACTGTTCCAGTATTATCGTATGAAAAGCGTCTAGTTGTAAACGCCCTATCGTTTACACCATCGTTTATAGTTCCGCTAATTTCAACCTCTCGTTTGGTTGTTGCTATCAGGTTAATAGTTCCGTCTACAATAACGTTAATAGGTTGCGGCGGCGTCAATTGGTTTGTTGCTGCTGTTAACAATGCAATATAAGTAGGTTCTATTTTCCATATCGTTGCTGTTCCTGTTTTAACTGTATTCCCTAGAGCATCTAATCCAAGATAGAAAACCTTTTGATTTAAAGTAAACACAGATGTATCTGCAACGAATAGAGCCAAGAATCCTGCATCTGATGAACTTGCTGTAATCTCATAGTCTTGTCTAACCACATCTACATAGATTGAATTAAACCCATGCGAAAACTTACACACATGCCCATTGGCTAATTCTGTTTCTGGATTATTTAATACTGTTAAATTCATGCTACTGTTTTAAATTGTTCTAATATTTCAGATTTAAGCAACGGTAATACTGCATTGCCTAGCCTACTATTTAATATATTTATCTTCGCATCTGTAAACGCTGATGATACGGGCTTTGATTTGCCCTTAAATGTCGTTCCTTTTCTATGCTGCCAACTTCCCTCATCTCTATGTTTTCGTGCAATTAAGAATGCAATGCTTCTTTTCTTGCTTTCGCTTTCAGATTGAAACACTCCTTTTGCTTTCATCCAATTATAAATAACGTCAGACTTTAGCATTTTACCTGAATTACTTGGTCCACGTCCACGATCATCAAACTCAATATGTTCAGCACCTTCGATATATAAGACAATTGAACCGTCGGTCGCTTTGATTTTATACCCAAATGCTGCTAAAGTCTTACCGCTTGCAACTTGTCCAGCATCTATATGATTCTGTTTAAGCTCATTTACGATTTCTTTAGCCCATTCAGTTAGCTTTTCTTGCGTAACTTGGTTTAATATCTTGTAAAACTCTAGCACTGTGTTGTTGATTCTTTAGTTACATTCAAAGTAATATGATAGCCTGATGTTGTTATTTCATTATATGTCCAATCGAAGTATGTTTCCCAATTACTATCGGTTAAGCTAATCAATTGCTGACCGCCTGCATTTTCGTAAGTGCGAAGCAAGTATATGAACTTATTAGCCACTATCTCCATTTGCTCAAATAAATCTACATTGAAATATTTATCGGCTTCTTCTGAAGGGAAACCAATAAAGAACTCAATCAATACTGTTTTTCTTCGGTCCACATCCTGTCCCCACGTTAACGGGTCGAACTGAAACAAAGAACCCATTTGTTCGGAGTTTTGACCTATCAACCATTTATCGCCAATCACACAATCGCAGTCGTAGCCACATCTAATTACGTTTAATATTGTTTCGTTTATTATTCTTTCCATTTAATTCGTCTTAGTTTGGTTCGCTATTATGTTTAACATCTTGTAAGTTTTACGTCTATACTCTATATAAATTTTACTCACCGTCATGTTCCAGAATATATCATGTAACTCTGGCTTTTCATTGCTGACATAATCTATTATATTTGACATTCCGAACTCCTCCATCGTTTTGACTACTTTTCCTGTCTGTGGAACTTCGGAATTAACATCGTTAAATAAAGCGATTATATTCTTAACTTGTTTAATGTAATTTATATAAATAGGATATACTCTAATTGCCTTTTGTTTCAATATCCAATCTTCATTTAATCCAGTAACAACAGAAAGAAAGTGAGCCGCAGTTCCTATTTCATTTGCGTATTTCATGGCTATTGTATAATTTTCAAATGTGATACTATTTATATTCAGTGGCGTATCTTTGAATTGAATTAACGGTTGGCTGTCTAAAGTGCTGCCGATTATCTCAATATCCATCTGTAAAATATTGACTAGGGTTTGAAATGATATGTTGCTTTTTATCTTCATTAGTATGACATAATTGGTGCTGATGGCTTATTGACTGGACTAATTATAAATATCATTTCCATAATTAACATATCTAAATAGTCTGGCGAGTGTCCTAATAATTGAGTCATGCCGCCACTACCTTTTTTAGATATAAGTCTTTTCTTATCTATGCTTGGATCAATATCTTTTCCTATCAGCATCATTAGTTCGTCTTTAATGATATTTTCTTGCTCCCTAGAACACTCTATGTAGATATCCCTATTGTTTATCAACTCAGCTAATTTATAAGCGCATTCACTCTTTAAATTAGCGTAAGTCTTACTATCTATTGCCGTTGCACCACCATGAAACTCTTTAATGTTATTTATGTATGATTCAAGATAAGCACCCAATCCGTCACTATCTGCAACTATCTGGGTATTTCCAACGTGGGCATCTATCTTTAATTGCTTTAAATCTTGCTCTATAATATTAGCAGGTGAAAACACTTTGTCAATTGCAATCTTTACCCTATGCCCAGACCATAGGCCCGCAACAAACCTATCTCGTCCCTTCATAGCCAAGTCAGCACTAATATGCCTATCGCCTTGCTTAACATGTGTATTGGTAAAACAATCACATACCGCATCGTAATTAACTAATAGCTCTGAATTATCGTCATACTCCCAATTACCATGAAGCAACCTTTGTTTCTGTGACTTGGTTAATATTCTATCTAGGTTCTCAAGATAACCATCTGCTAACATTTTATTATCTTCGGGTAATGCTTGTATAAACTTTCGATACTCTGGCAATCTACACTCTTTGTGTGGCTTATAGTAATCCGAATAAAGGAATCCTTTTGACGGGTTGCAAGTAATTAGAAGCTTGGGAGTTAAATTATACTCCTTATTCTTCCATCTACCAATTGATGCCTGTAAGTTTGCTTTTGCGTTTGGGTCAATCTCTCCACCCTCTTCAATCCAGCCTCTAGTTATCTGCATAGATCCAAACCTTTCATAAAGCGGATCATCACCGGGCATATACTTTGCATCTAATAGAAATATCTTACTACCGTTATGAAATTCAAATACACAGTCTTGGCCGTTATATTTATAATAGTTTTTAGTGATACCCCAATTTTTAAATACTTCGTGTATAGATGGTATTGTAAACTTTCTAAGGTCGTTCAGCTTCTTACGTACAATAAAATAGAATGTGCCGTCATACATTAAAGCATCACCAATGATTAACGAGCAACCAAGATAAGATTTACCAGAACCTTTTGAGCCTCCATATGTGAAGTCGGTTGTAGTGTTGTCAGCCCATAATTTATAGGCTTCTTTTTGCTTATCGTTTCCGTTGCTGTCAAATATTAGTTTCATTTATTTAACTTCGATTCCTGTAACTTGCTTAATTACCATAGTGTTTTCTATCTTCTCAGGCGCATTGAATCCCAACATCTGATTAAGTGATAGTATTGCTTTTATCTTATCATGTAGCCTAACTTTGCGCTTCTTGATAGTCATATCACTATCGTCATCACCTCCCTGAATCAATACAGTTTCAACATAAACCTCACTAATTGCACCCTTCTGACCTTCCGTTAAATCCTCGTAATCAATTAAATTACCATGAGAGTCAACCATGTCAACTACATTAGTATAAGCTATTTTTGCAAGTTCGTTTATGTTCCTTATCGCTGTGACTCCTGTCGCTAATGATAGATTTGCTTGCAATTCTTTAACCCTTGATTGTATGTTAGGATTTGTTAATAGTTCAGATGATGCTGCCCTAGCTGAATTGTAGTTGCAATCTGGGTAAACTATTTGATACGATTTAGTTGCATTTAACTCAATCACATACTCACGACAAAACTGCTCGTGCTTGTCCCTAAGTGGTGTTCTATCCTTAGTCTTATCTTCCATAATTTACATTTTATCCCAAAAGTCGGGGTCTTGTTCGTAGCCTAGATACGTGCAATTCATAAAGCAATCTAATATATCTATTATTTTATCCCTTAATTTAATCAACAGTATTTCCATAATATAAAATTTGCCGCTAATATACGAAATAAAAGCGACAAATTCAAATTTAATTTTTGAGTGTTGTTTAATAGCCCGCAGTTAGTATTCTTTCTCTTTCGTTAGCATGGATTACTATCCACTCTAAATTATCTATAATAATATAATCTTCTGTTAATACATTTAGATTAAATACTTCTCCAACTTTCAAGTCCTCAATCTCATTTGCCATTACTGTGTTGGTCATATCTTCCACCAACTCATCTATCCATTCGTCAAGTGTGCAATCACATTCATACATTACATTTGAGAAAACATATAACGCTCTAATCTTTTCGCTATTATTGGCCACTAATGATAGTTTTTCTCTAATTTCTTTTTCCATAACTTTCTAATTTTAATTTATACAAATATACTTTAATTTTCCCACTTTACAAAATCTTATCCCTAAACTCTAAGAACTGAGCCTCAATCCATTGTTTAGCCTCGTTGTAGGTTTTGGCACTAGGCAAAGTGTAGTTGCAAGCACTATGCGTATCCATGCCCACCAGCCCTAGTGGTGGCTCGCCAAACGGAACATCGTATGTTCCAGAACTTATACTTAAATGGATATGCCCAATATATACGCCCTTATATAAACACAATATGGTATTCATTATCGTATCTTTTGCTTCAACCCAATCAAACAGCACCTCTGTTAATTCCTTTTCAACAGCCGATTCTATCGCTTTGAACTCAGCTCTAAACCGATTGTCAACATCAATCAAATTGTTAATTGTCTTGCGTCCATGTAATACAGTAGCGTGGTCTTGATCGAATATTAAGCCTATTGACTTCTGTCTGCCAATATTATTATCTAAGCATAACTTATACACCATCTGTCTGGTTGTCACGTACTCTCGAACTCTTAGCTTTCTACCGTTTGCGCCAAGTTGATTAACCTGTTCCAGTGTGTGTCTTCGCATACCAAGTACCAAGTCTCTGACTCTCTCTTGCTTATCTTTTATGTCTTTAATTCTCATATCGTTTTAATTTAATATTATTTCGCTATCAATGTAAACTCTCTCGTTCTTATACCTACTCTGATAATCGGCTTTGATTGCTTTAATCTTGCTTTTGAATTCAGTTGTATTCTTGGCTTCGATTTGCATTGGTTCTGAAAATATTAGCCTGTATTCATATTTAGGCATGATTCTAATTTTTAGATTTGCCTTCATACATTAAACACTCCACCTAATTCACAAACTGACCACAACTCACTTGACAAATCTTTGTACAGCTTCGGATCATCTAACAACTCGCCGTCAATATAAATTTCATCTACACTAGCGACCAATATACAAGGTTGCTTTTCTTCGCTGTCTGGATCGTGCGAAGTGTATTCCTGTCCAACTGAAATATTAAACTCGATTCTAATGTCATTAAAGATATACTCAGCACCGAAAAACTGTTTAATTTCGCACAGTTTCATCGTGTCCTTATTCTCGCCTACATCTAAATGTTTATACAAAGTGTCATCTTCTTGCATCCAGTGTCCAATATTGCCAATCAATAACTCATTCAACTGCTTGCGTACTATCTGTTTATTTTTCATCTTCTAGTATGTTTTTAGTTCCTAAAAAAATCCCAATCACTATAAATACAATTCCCAACGATATACAAACTGTGTTCAATTCGCAAATAAATCTTATCCCGAATCCAATAAACAGCAAAGCCGCTAAGATGTAGAATATTAAATCGAATGTCGGTTGATGCTTTAATTTTAGTTTCATAATTTCTATATTTTAGTTATGCAAATTTAATCAATTGAATCTTAAATTATATGACTTTTGTCATGTTTTGGAATTATTTCAAATCCTCCAACTTTTTATAACCGTATGTAAAATTCATTGAAACGAAATTTTACAATCTAGTTATAAACAATTCATTTCAAATCCTCCATTCTAACACTCTCAATCAATTCCCACTGTACCGCCCTATGCTTAATTATCTCATCACCTCCGATAACATCATAGTTCGAATCAATCAACGCCCATTTCTTACCGGAATTAGCAAGATAAACAGGTAGTCCGTTGATTAGTATATTCTCTACATTATCAGCCACAAACGGTAGGTTTATGATTGACGCTATGATTGACAAGTTATCCTCGCTCCTTGAGAATGGCACTTGAAATTCTTTGCACGACTCCCATATATCGGAACTCTGTTCGAATGCACCGTTGTATTCAACTGTAATCGAATAGCCTAATTTAATGCAATAGGCTTCGGCTTGCTGTGGGTTGAAATGATTGTTGTTTATTTTATATTTCATAGTTTTAATTATTTTAATCACAACGAAGATAGGTATTTAAACCCATCCTCGATATGATATTTGTCATGTTTAGAACATTTTTGTTTGAATTGCATTTTTAGAATTATATCTCTTTTCAGCATCGGCAACATTTAATACCATCTGCTTATAGTAACTATCTTTTAATTCTATTCCTATTGCCTTTCGTCCTAATGATACGGGCGAGTAGACCTCACTACCTACACCAGCAAACGGACTTAGCACCACTTCGCCCTCATTGCTATATAGCTCTACTATTCTATCTATAACATCTAATTGAAGCGGATGTACGTGCTTTTCGTCATCCTCTGTCTTCGTGTCTTTAAATGGTAAAACATTATCAATTCTTATGTCATCCCAAACAGAACTAGCATATCGTTGCCAAATGTAGTGAGATAGTTTATTTGTCTTTGGGTCTTTATGTAATCTAAACTCGGTATTTAGATGCTCCCATAATTCAACCTCATTAAAGTGTGATTTGTTCGCATTATTCCAAGCCTGTAATATATTTGGAAGTATTGGAGTTTCGCCAAAGTATTTAGTTAATCCTTTCTCATGTGTTACTGGCACTTCGTTTTCGCCTTTCTTGGTAAATATTAGAACATAGTCAGGCATTGCGGTAAAACATTTTGTTGAATCCTCTACTATAAACTTGTGCATTAAAGATTGAACCATTGTTCTCATTCTTACTTTTAGTGGCTCTTTCCAAATTGTAATACGGTTACGATATTCAAAACCATATTTAGTATGTAGTCTAATTATCTCGTGTGGAAAATCCCATAGCCTGCAAGTATTGTCAAATACATCTGTACAGTGGACCGCCGTAATCCTACCTTTTTTTGTTACCCTTGCAATCTCAGCAATCAAAAATTCGTATTGCTCTAAAAATTGTTCTTTGCTTTCACAGTTACTAAAGTCATGCTCCGAACTACTGTAATTATACAATCCTGCAAACGGCGGAGAGTACACAGATAAGTCAATGCTTTCATCTTCTAGTGTCGGCATAACTAACATGCAATCTGAATTATATATAGCATAATTATCTTTTACTAATTGATCTTTTACTTTACTTTTCATAATATTAAAATTTAGGTTTAATTATTTCTTTATCAAATTCTTTTACTTTATTCTCAAATGATCCATTTACTGCATTCGTTAAATTCTGATACAAATCTATTGCTTTTTTGGTTTTTTGCTCTAATGCTTCAATTACCCTAGTTTGGCCGTCTGAATAAACCATATCAATAGTAACGTCATTCTTTTGCCCAAATCTCCAAAACCTACGAATGGATTGGTAGTATTGTTCATAACTCCATGTTGGAAAGAATACAGAATGATTACAGTGCTGCCAATTAAGGCCAAAAGAAGTCATCTTTGCCTTCGTTATAATTCTTTTAATATTACCTGCTGCAAAATTCAATAGTATATCCTCTTTCTTTTCTATTGTCATGCCTCCAAGAATCTCAACCGCTTCGGAATCTAACTTATTTATATATGCACTTTCTTCGTTGCGATTAACCCAATATACAGACGTCTTGCCTGCTGCTAATTCAATAGCCTTATCGCATCTGTCTTTTATGGTTTGCTTTTGCTCGTGTAGTATTTCTTGGTGTGTTCTTGCTATTGGTGTGAACATTTGATACTGACCGTCAATATTCATTAGAGATGTGTTTTCCACAACGTGCTTGTTTACCATTAGCTTTGGTAGATTATACCCATCGTTTGAAAATCCAATATCGGCAGGCATCTTAACTAACATTGACCATTGATTAACCCACTCAAAAAAGTTCTTTTCTGCATGGGCTTTTAGATAATATTTTTCTCCTATATTTCTATTGCTTGAATCTACAGACCCTTGATTGTTTTTAAAAAACTTTCCCAACATATCTACATACCCCATATATCCTAAAGCCTCTGAGCTTGTACCTAATTCGATAAAATCGTTTGGAGAAGGCGTTGCGGTACTTAGAAATCTATAAGGTATCTTTTTGATAAATGCAGTAATTTGACCTTTAATTTTACCATCAAAGTTTTTTAATATACTACTCTCATCTAACACAACTCCGACAAAATCATTTTCGTTAAAGTAGTGCAGTCTTTCGTAATTACAAATAACAATCTTTGTTTTATACTTACCGTCTTTACTGTATGAAATATCGTCAATACCCATCTTTTCGGCTTCTAGTAAGAACTGAAATGCAACCGCTAAAGGTGTTAATATTAAAACATTTTTATTGGTTTTATTTACTATATTCTTGGCTATTGATAATTGGATTAAAGTTTTACCTAATCCGGTATCGGCAAATATTGCCATACGACCCTTACGCACCGCTTTCTCAATAATATGCCTTTGAAAATCAAAAGCCATATCAGGAATATAATTTGGCTCAAAGCCAAAATCTCCTATTAAATGCCTTTTTGATTCTAGTAATTTCAAATACTCGTCCATAATCTCTAATTTTTAAGTTCGATACGAAAATACTGCTTATAATCTTACTAAAAGCTGACTTTTGTCATGTTTCGGTATTTAATTTAAAATAATTTACTTAATTCTATAAACTCATCCAAGCTATAAATCAAATAATACTCATATCCTAACATCTCGACATTAGCTTGAAAGGATTTTTGCGTTGCTTGCTGCTTGCCCTTACCGACCTTTAATTCAACGAATATAGTTTTGTTTGGTAATACTATTACTAAATCAGAAACACCAGCCAAAACACCCTGTTTCTTTAATCGTGCACCCTCTCTTGCGTTTCGGTTGCCTCCATTTGGTACGGCAAAGATTAAGTACTTCGGAAATGCAAATCGAAAGTAAGTTACTATTGATTGCTGTAGATTATCTTCTTCGTGTTTCATGATTCAAATATACTAAAATTTAATCTATTTATCGTCCTTTTTAAAATCTATTTCAATTTGTTTTGACGGTAGTGGAATTTCAACATTGAAGTTTTCCCATGCCGCATCTCTGCATTTTTGGTGATAATCTTCTTGATCTACCGTTGTATTTTTGGTTGTGCTTTTAATCTTGCGCAATATCATACCTGTATTTTCGCAAACAACATCCTCGCTATTGAAATTCTGCTTTAAAAATTCGTGCATCTCGTCAATATTAAAATGCTCGCCAGTTGCTTCAATCATGATATCCTGCCAGATGTTTACAATTACGCCCCAATAGTAGCCGTTTTGTTCGGTGGACCGCTTACCGTATAGTTTAGATATGACTACTTTAATTTGACAATCTTCTGATAGACTTATAGCTTCGTTGACTTGCTTACGCTTGTCGATGTGAAGTTTGCCATTACGGATGTGTCCAAATGTTTTAATTGCTTTCATAATTTTATAAATGATAATATATGTTTAATTACTTCGATCGTCCAGCCGTTACCAAGTATTTTATATATCTGAGAATCCGAAACAATCCACTTGTACCAACTCGGAACCGTTTGAAGTCTTGCACATTCTATTGGCGTTAATCTTCTTAAAAGGTATCCGTTGGTTAAAAGATTATCCTTTGAAACACTTGTTAAGCAATTGGTTTTGCCATCTGTTTTTGGCTCTAAACGCTGTTCTGTTGGGCTGCCTGTTTTCCCATCACTTGGATTCTCTGCGTTACGCCCACGCATTGCAACACAAATAATATCCATATCACTATGATTGCCACCAGAATTTCCACCAGCAGTAAAGCAACTTGCTTTGTTTTGGTCTGCTTTTACGTTTAATTCTTTGTCTAATTTAATTGTATCATAGTTGTGTTTTTCTGATTGTGCCGCTTTTCCTCCTGCTCTTAAAGTTTTTCCTTTTGTATTTACATCCATTGCATTAAATCCAAATTTAGGATTCTTAATATAATACTTTTCATCAATTTCGCTTTCAGGTTGCAAAATATCTTTTAATAAAATACCCCTGTCTTTTGGTTGTGGAATATCAGAATGTAATTCAGAAAATAAACCTTTCGTTGTTGTTTTAATATTGGTCCAATAAATGCGCTTTCTATTTTGTGCCGAAACTTTAGCACTATTTATATGAACCCCAAACAACCCAAGCGCATTCGATAAAACACGTTCCCACTTTTTGCCCATTTCCACATTCTCCAGGAGAAAAAGAACGTCTGGATTGTATTTTCTAATGTCGGTCAATATTCTCACATACTCCCAAAATAAATACGATTGCCCTTCGAACTCAAAACCTTCTGATTTTAATTGCAAGTAGTGATCGAGTGTTGCTATTTCGATTTCAGATTTAGTTGACATTCCTTTTCTTTTCCCAGCAAAACTAAATGATTGACAAGGACTCCCACCGCCCAAAAAACCAATATAATCCAGTTCAGTAACATCCACATCAACGACACTACCAATTTGGATTGTATCCGGAAACATATATTGAGTTTGCTGTATTGCAAATTTATCTATTTCAGAAGCATAGTATTTGCCAGACTTTAAACCCATGTCATGGAACGCAATTTGCAACCCTGACATCCCGTCAAATAAACTTAATTTATTCATAACTCTTAAACTTTAATTTACTATTAAACTTACAATAACGACTTACCGCGCAATTCTCACAATCTGGACAAGGAACTCGCACACCTTTGAAAAGATATATTTTCCCGTCTGTTGGTAGCTTTGGGAGTGTTGATATTTCGGTTAATTTAAACTTTTTATAACCGTATGTAAAATTCATTGAAACGAAATTTTACAATCTAGTTATAAATAATTTACCCATGATTCTATTTATTAAATATTTCTAATTTAAACTTTTCAATATCACTAACTAGCGCAAACATTAAAACGGATCATCTTCAAAATTATCATTCTGTTTTATGTTGTCATTGTTTTGCGGTTTTGATTCCTTAAATAAACTCTCTGAACTATATGTATCATCGCTACTAATCTTAGACCAGTCTGATTTGTGGTAAAATGTAGTTGTAGATAATTCTCCATGTCTATTCTTACGACAAATTATTTCGCCTTTTCCTAAATCTTCAGTATGCTCTGTGTAATAAAAAGCCCTATACAACATATAAACAGCATCAGCATCTTGTTCGATATTTCCAGACTCTCTAAGGTCAGATAATAATGGTCTCTTATCTTGTCTTTGTTCTACGCCTCTATTAAGCTGAGATAATGCAATAACTGGAACATTCAAGTCTTTAGCTAGTTTCTTTAGTGTCCTAGAAATAACGCCTAATTCTTGATCCCTAGTGCCTACATTCTTACTTAATCCAGAAACCAAACCAATATAATCAACAAAAATAATTCCTATCTTATGCCTAATGTGCATCTTTCTAGCCTTAGAAACTATTTGCCAAACTGTCAACCCTGCATTATCATCTACATAAATAGGTAAATTATTAAAATATGCTTGTGAATTTTCGATTTTATCCCAGTTTATATTTTTACCATTCCTTAAATCATTGCTATTTGATTCTTGTTGAAGTGCCATAAATCGCTGTGATATTTGCACCTTGCTCATTTCGAGTGAAAATATAAGTGCAGGAACTCCATACATTGCCGCCTCCATTGCAAATTTAACAACACCGACAAATGTTTTTCCCATTGCTGGACGTGCTGCGATAATGTTTAGATCCGAATCATGCCATGTAATGTTTTTAAATCCCGAAGGAATACCTTTCTTATCTGGGTTCTTAACCTTGTATTCTATTTCATCAATTGTTTTTTCTGTGATAGTTCCAATATGTTCTGGCTCACTTCTAATCTCATCAACTGTGTTTTCAAATATTGCTTTCTGTGAAAAGTCGATTAAGTCCTCAATGTCGCATATAGGATTTAGGGCCATCGTTTCAATTTGCTTAGATGTGATAATTAAATCACGTTTGATTTTTAATTGCTTCAGTATCAAACAATGATGTTCTACATAGTGTCGAACAAATCCCTTATCCATCAATTCACTTAAATAAATTTCATCAACACCATCAACTGGAGCTTTATTTAATTCTGAAAATACTGTTGTTAAATCGCATGATATACTTTTCTGCATCATTGTGAGCATCAAATCAAATAGCTTAACATGCGAAGGAGCATAAAACACTTTCGGTTCAATTAAATCTGATATATCATAAATCATATCAGGAAAATTTAAAATAGTTCCTAATACTGTTTTTTCAATATCTAAGTCGTGAGGTATATTATTATTTTTTTCCATCTTTATTCATATAGTCTATTAGTGTCATATATATTGATTTCTTACCCTTGCAATATTTTTCATTATTTAATAAAACATTGACTTTAGATTTCAATAAGTCTTGTAAATTTATTTTTTTCTCTAATTGCTTTAACTTACAAAAAGCATCAAACGTTAATTGCTGTTCAATACTCAAAAAGTGCTTAGGTGTTTCTGGAAATGCATCTGACTTTCCAGTTACAAGTTTAGTATAGTTATAATATTGAGTTTGCAATATACTTACTTCTCGTGTAACAGAGCTATCAAAATTAGATATTTCTTGATTATAAAATTCAATTGATAATTCTATTATATCTTTCTTTTCTTCACCAGTACCATTACCAATACCTTTACCTATGGAGCATCTAAGCCCCTTTGAAGCCCCTTCTATAAATTCTTTAACATCTTGAATATCAAACTTATATGAATATAACTCAAATCTTCTTAAAATACCCAAATGAGCTTTATTGTTTTCGTTTAATGGAAAGTTTTTTTGATGCTTAATGTAGTTTATTATATAAATACAATCCTTATTATTAGAAAATACAATAGCCTTATTTATAGCTTGTAGTGTTTTACTTATTGTTTCTGGTGAGCTATTGAGATCGCTAGCCCAACGCTTGTAGTTTACCTCCATAAATCCAGCAATATCACAATTATCACATAGATATAAGAATAAAAGCATATCTATTTGACTTAGTGAGCAAAACCAAGCGTCATTCCATTTTTCTGTATTTGTAAATCTATATGCCATTACTTAACTTTGTTATTTATTTGTTAAATTTTTTTACTTACAACGTACAACCAAGTCTTTCTAATGTCATTATATCTTTTAATGTAAAGATATTGTCTTTTATCTTCTGGCTTACGGCTTGTCTTGTTACTCCTAACTCAGTAGATAACCACTGTTGACTTCTATTTGTCCTGTGTAGCCATAATAATACTTTTTCTGATGTTTTATGTACATTCATAGTTTACTTTGTTAAATTCTAGTTTAAAAATAAGCGGTATATCTCAACCGCTGTATTGTAATTCGTCCGCAATATAACACTAATTTCTTAACTGTGCAAGTTGTTTTGGGTTTATTTTTAGTAAAGATTAACATCACTTGCTTCAAACGGCTCGTCATGTAGTGGATTATCTATACTTATTCCGCCAATGTACCCCAAACTATACTCTGCCCATTCTTGGAATTGCTCGTCCGTACAATCAATAGGCGCTACTACTGTTATTATCATTTCCTTTTCCATAATCTTTAATTTATTTGGTTATTACTTTATTTTCAATCACAAATCCAGCTCCGTTTAACTCTCGATTCTCATCGAACAAATCAATATATTTCTTGCGGTAATAGATGAAATACTTACCGTCAATCTTACTGACTGGGTATTTTCCGAAGTCTGAATATGCTTGTTTTCCGTTGTCAACTGCTTTGATTATATCGTCTAATTTTTGCAGCGATATCTGATTGTTGATGTTTGGCTTTCTGTTTTTCATAGTTTTACTTTTTTAGTTTAACATTCTGCAAATATCGACATTATTGTTTTGATTAAATATGATAAAAGTCATGTTATTGGATTTTATTGAGAATAATCATCGTTTTATCTTTTCTTGCTTGCTTTGTGCACATCGTATTTTTACATTCATCGCCCATGAAATTCAAAAAACATCCCTTGCAATTCATAACATACCATACTATACACTCCACGCAATCACTATTATCAGTTATGTACTTTTTCCCAATCTCAGGCTCTAAATTATCACTTAGTAAAGGATATTTTACAAACGGTTTTCGCTCGTTAAATTCCCATATTGCAGCGTTTGCACCATGAGCAGTTTTGCCCTTAGTCGCTTCGATTCCAACTTTATTAACAATATGGTTTCGTTTGGCCCTGCTTGCGATATTGCCCCACGCTCGATTTGTTGGAGGTTCTGGTATTTTATCGAGTGCGTAGATCCGTACATCTTCACATTGAAATGGTTTTTCTACCTGCCTGGCAAATTCACAGAATAGTTTATATGCTAATTCTGACCAGTTCTCATTTACCTCGTTTGCGTGGAATTCTGCTTGATTCGCTCCTTTTTCGGCTTGACTTTGCGCTTCATTCATAGTTTAAGGTTTAGAATTATTAAATTCATCTTTAATATTACACCAACTAACAAGCGACCACGCCACTACACAAGCGAACAGGAACGATAAAAAGAAAGTTGGAGCAAAAATATAATACCATTCTACTTTGTCGAACATCCAAGTCTTAGTTAAATGGAATAGAACCGGTACGCCTTGAAATATTACGAAAGCCGCAATATAGATAAGGTCTTTTATTGTTGGTTTTTTCATAATTGTGAGTTTTTAAAAGGGGTTTTTACACCCCTAGTTAATATTAGAAAGGAAGGCCATCTCCTTCAGCTTCCTGACTGTTTAATTTGACGCCCTCGTCTTGCTTATAGTTCGGGTCGGGCTTCCAAGTGTCAACCTCTAAGTAATGTGTTGGCTTGCCTTGGACTGGCTCTCTTTTCTCTTTGACGTTAATGTTAACCCAAGTCAACTTTTCGCTTTTCATGTGTCCGACAATCTTGTTTATATCGTCAGTACTTAATGATAATTGGGTTACGTCTCCAAATTGTGTTGTTCTGATTTTAGCGTTTCCGCAATAAATTTTATCTGCCATAATTTTAATTATTTTATTATTAGTAATAATTGCTCAATATACTCTCTACACATAGCAACTCTATCATAAATTGCTTCAATAACACTCTCGTCATATTCGATATTAAACACCTTGATTTTCAGTTTATCGTTAATGTTTTTATATGTGTACTTATCAACAAACTGCTCAAATATATCTCCATCAAGTTCATCATATCCGTTATTTTTACACCACCAATAAGCATCCTTTTCGATTAAATGATTTGGAGTATCAGATAATACATAAATCAATTTGTAGGACTTTCTATTAGTTAAGTGCATATAGCATTGTGCTTGATAGAAATAATCTTTATTTGGAATATCTTTTTCGAATAATGGAAATGTAAAGCAATCCCAACTATTCTTAACGTCAATAAGATAGTCTTTCAATATTGCGTCTGGCGTTCCTGTTAAGAAGTTGCTTTCGAAGTATTCTTCATTCTTTAACAACATACCTAAGTCAAGTTGTTCGGCAATATAATCTAAACTATTATCTTCAACCTCATTTCCTTTCTGTGTGTACTTGCTACTAAATTCATTTCTACGGTTATATAATTGCTCTTTTAACCATGTTTGACAAAACGATTTCAACGTTTCGGGTAATGTAGGATTGGCTTTCTTGTACTCTAATTCATCTTGGGTCTTTCGTTGTTTTAATGTTATAGCATCTTTGGATTGCAAATCTTTCAATGTGATGCTTTGCTTTTCAGTTA